CGCCTCTTTAATCTCAATGAGCAATGGTAGTTTTTGAGATACTGATAAGAATAGACCATTATCGGTTTTAATTTCTTCATCTCCTGCCAACCAGCAATCATTCAAAATCACTTCGTTGTATTTCAGCGGGTCTGTTTGTGCCGACACTGCTGCGTAAGACAACGCTTTTCTGGCTGGTTTTTTCAGATAACATTCTTTGTCTCCTACTTTGATATGGAACACATCGCCATGCTGAGCTTTCCATTGTTCTATTTGATTTTGTGTAATTTCCATTGATTTTAACATTTAATTAAACTTGATTTGTAATTCTTATTGCAACGAAAGGCAAGGCTATTTCTTGGAATTTGTCGCCTTGTTTAATGTCTTTCACTGCTTCGGTAAATCGTAATGATTCTATTCTATCTATGGTCATTGCATCTCCCAAGGAGGGATTGCCATACGATGCCAAAGCATCTAAACAAAGTCCTAAAATAGAACCTCCACCAGCCTTTACAAGTGCATCATATTCCGAACGAAGTAATGTGATTTCTCCCTCAAAGGTCACATTTCCGCTCTGTATGCTGTGTGGGTATCTGCCTTTGGCGTGTAGTGCCTCACGCTCTATTTTTTCGCCGTATTTCAGACCCCTAAACCCCGTAATATCTCTACCTCCAAGAATAAGCGTAAGGTCCGCCCATTCATATTCTCTGCCGTTTATTTTTGTCATATCTTTTTTGCTTTATGTTTTGAGCAGAAGGCAATAAGCCTGATACTTCCTACCTATTGCCTACGGCTCAAGTTGGTTATTAATTTTCTAATTCAAAGCCTAATAGTACTTCAATCCATCGTGCTGTGCCATATGGACGAATGCCCACCGAAACTTCTATTTTGGAAGTGCTGACAATATTTTGATGAGGATTAACAAAACATTTTACCCCTGTATCTTTCAAGTTTTCTGGGTTTTGGTTCAAGTCTTCACCCATTGTCGTAGAGATTTTTCGTTCCACTGCACTTTCAATAGTTTTAGCATAAATAGCGTGTATAGTGCCGTCATTATTGGCTGGGATTTCGTCCATTAAAAAGTCTAATAAAGCATCGTAGGTATGTCTAAATGCCTCATTGATGGTTCTTCGGTTGGTGATGTAATGATAATCATCATCCACAGGACAAAGCATTGAAGCATCCATTATAAAATATCCTGCTCGGTTTTGATGTGTAGTGAAGGTAATGAAGCCCTTGTCGTACAAAGCCTCCGTATCAAACTGCTCTACGGGAGTATCGTTGATAAAAAGTTTTTGAGCCGATAATGCTCCATTTTTTACCTTGCCAGGATTGACTTTTACCGAATGAGCCGCCAAACGCCCTGCTAATACACCCACCGCCGAACCTTTGGAGGCTGTCGTACCTGTTCTTGTTTCTGTATCACCTATTAAAACTCCTACGGAATTGTAATTTTGTTCTTTCAAATTGGGCAAATTCACTTTATTGCCATCAAAGGCATAAGCCTCCAAAATGGTAAAGAAAGGAGCGTATTTTTCAGCAGTATATTTCTTAAAAAGTGTGTGAGCTTTTTCAGCGGCTACCAAAACATCGCCGTCCATTCCGTTTTGCACTTCTACCGAAACTGAAGTATCGTTAATGGTAAAAACACCTCTAATTTTGCCTTTGGCAGCGTTCAAAAGATTTTCTACTGGTGCTACTCCCTCCACTGGACTAAACCATTCGGATACTTTTTTATCCTTTGGCATTCCGTAAATCCATAATTCCGAGCCTTCTCCCGCTTCGGAATAAAACTCCGTAATTGCCTTGTATAATCTGTGATTATCAATGGTATCAGATAGTTTGAGATTGGCAATGTCTTTCAAGTTTTTTACTTGATAGGGCGTTTCCAACTGAAAACCATTCTCTACTGCTACTGCCGAAGCAACCAACGCAAAGCACCCTGTATTCAATGGCTGGACTGCCCCAATCACACCATTATTAAAGCCTATACTAATCTTTGGTCTCATTATTCTGTGGGTTTTCAAGTTCTGCAATACTTTTTTCTAACGCTTCAATTCCTTCTGTATTAGGTGTTTTTTCGGATTTTTCTTTTTCTAAAAGAGCTTTCAATTCTTCTAATTCTACTTTTTTTATAGGAATAGTTTTAGGTTTTAATGCCTCTTTGAAATCTTTTTTCAATACTCTTTTTACTTCCTTATCCTCCAAAGTTCGGGAATGCGTGTTGGCTGCCGTTTCTTTGAAAAATTTTTGCCCATCGGAAGTCTCAAAGTATTCCTCCAAATTGGGATATTGCTCAAAAATATTTTCCTTCATTTTTTATACTTTTTTTATTAAATTTTAGATTTTATAGACAAAATAAACTTTACGCCAACGATAAGAATAAAAATCCCTCCCACCCACATTAGGGCCTTGTGATACCAAGCAAAGGGCTTTTCAATATAAATAGGCTTTTCTACATATACCATCTTAGGTTGGGTTTCTTTGGTTTGTTTCTCTATTATTTTTGTTCTTAGTTCTTCAGGTAGCTTTTCTACTTTTAGGGTAAGCCTGTTGTCGGTGATACTAACATTAGCAAATATTTTCCCCTTGTTTTCCCCCTTTTGGGAAAGAGGCTTCGTGAGGGTTGCCTTGCCATCTCTACACTTGATATAGGCCTCGTACAAAGCACTATCTTTCTCCGTCTTGAAAATGGTATCTCTCACAATGGTTTTCACCTCTTTGGTCTCCGTAAGGACTATCGGTTCTGGCAGGGTTTGTCTCTCAGGCTTCCTGCTGATACAGGAAACCATTAAAACAAAGACAAAACAGATAGACAAAGCGGTTAAAATCTTCGTTTTCATAGGTTTTTGTATTCTTCTTTGGCATTAAAACTCGGACAAGCTTTTTTCACATTAGGAAAATCTCGGTGTCCTTGAATGATTGCCTTTGGAAATTCTTTTTTTAGTTTGGTTAATAAATCGGTCAATGACCGCTTTTGGGCTGGGGTTCGGTTGTCTATGGGAATCATTTGTTTTGATTGCCCGTGTGGCTCACACCCTCCGATGTAGGAGATATTGATACTTACCGAATTAAACCCTTTCACGCCATTTGATATTTTTTCTATCTCTAAAAGTTGGATAATCTCGCCGTCGGGCTTTATCATAAAGTGATAGCCGGGCATTTTCCACTTTAAGGTATTTTTCCAATAATTTTGGATAGAAGACACTGTCGCGGTCTGGGGCGTAGCGGTGCAATGCACGACTATATACTTTATGTCTCTCATAGTTTTTATATTAGGGCTGTAAGCCGTAAGCATAAAGCCTACGGCTTATGGGTGTTAAATAATCGCTGCGATTTTTTCTTTTCTGAATGGCGTTATCACGAAATAATGCCTGTATGACAAGTCGTTGGATTGGCGTGTAGGGTTATTTTCAGACTTTACAAAATATTGTTTTGTTAATCCTGTTTTCTTGGCAATCGCTTCTTTTACAAAAATAACTGATGCCACTTTGTCGCCACTTTCTTGTATAGTTCCATACGCCTTTTTCTTTTTTGCAGAAGTATAAATAGGCATTGCCCCTTCGTATTTATGAATTTCAAAACCTGCAATCATAGGATTTGGTTTGCCTTTGGCATAATCTATAAGTTGATTTCCGAAGTTTTTTCTGTCCAAAAGGAGGTCATTCCAGTGCGTCTCGTTGAGTACCAATCGGCACTCTCCAAAACCTTTTGTAGCTTCTTTCGTGGCAACTAAATCCTCATAGGTTAGTCTTGGCCTGCCCGTAGCATCTCGTAGGTTATCAGGTCCTCCCGTTGCTTCAATCACAGGTGTTTTTACCGTATGCTCCAATGGTGCAATAGAGTGTATCGCCCTTTGGTTTTTCTCTACGATGATACCCCGTCTCATACTTCTGGTTGCTGTGTCTATGATGTCATAGGAAGCCCCCAATGTTTGGTCGTCTGGCAACTCTACCACTTTGGTTTGGTATTTGTCTAAAGTGATTTCTACCGAGTTATCAGCATATTGCTGGAATGGGATAGGGTAAGAGTTATTGTTAATCAAAATATCTACTGCAAACTCCGTGGTCGGAACATAGATTTTATTTTTCTCTGTGGCAGTACCAGGGTTAATCACATTGATTTCTGCATTAATCTCTGGAATCCCCTCTAAAAATGTTGCTTGGTCTGCATTATTCAAGTTTTGAATAACCCTATTGAGCCAAGCCTCTGGAAAATTCTTTGGCATTTTTATTTCTTGTTTAAATGGTTAATAAATTATTTTTTATTTTCTCCCTTTCTCTCAGCTGGGGGAGGATTTTATGCAAATAGTTTCTTATACGCTTCTGGGTTTTGCTCTTTAAAAGCAAGTTGTGCCGTGAGGTCAAGTTTCTCAAAATCATCAAACGACTTGATGTTTTCAGTACCTACAGGCTGCAAAATTTGCCCTGCTAAACTTGATTTTGCTGGAGCTTCTGTAACGGTGGATTTGTACAAGTCTGGGAACTCCGAATGGAGCTTAATAAAATCTGCTCTTTTGGTGGCATCTATTTTCCCAGCCTTAATATCTGCATCTACCGTATTAGCAGAAAGTTTTGCCTTTTTGTCTTTTTCTAATTGTTCAAAAGCCGTAATTTTTTGATTGGCTTTATCCAAATTTGCTTTAAGTTCCAAAATTTTAGAATTTACTGTTTCCACTTCGTGTTCCAGTGTCGTTTCTGGTAGTCCGAGTGCTACCACTGCGGACAATGTCAAATTGACTTTTTTCATTTGGTTATTATTTTTAAAATTGATTACATCGGTTGCCATTAAGAGAATTTCGGAAACTTCATTATCCAGAAGTTCTCTCATTGTATTTTCTTTGTGGGCGTAGAGTTTTACAAGTGCATTGGCATTGTTAGGAATAGCCACTATGGAAGCCTCCATTACTTCGGCTTCTATAAGGTCATATACACCATCTGGAGCAATCTGAAAATTATTCATACTGAATGGGTCCAATCCTAAACTTGCCCCCTTGATAAAGCCTCTTTCTACCTTTCCTGCTATGGTTTTGGCATTCTCATCTTTATCATCAAAAACCGCTTCAGCAGTGAGCAAATTCCCTTCTATTTGGATATTTTCCCAACGCCCTATTACAGCTTCGTTTCCGTGTCCGTGATTATCCAAAACCACAGGATTATCAAGGAAACGCCCCAGCCGTAGCCCTAAATTTTTTACCCTAAATCCATATTGATTAACTTTGGTCTCATCATTAAGGATAAACTTAAATTTTTTCATCTTTTTTAATTTACTATGTAGTAGGCAATAAGCATCTGGTTTCCTACTTCCTGCCTGTTGCATTTTGTGAGTGCAAAATTGTAGGCGTTTTTATGGATAGGCAAATAGTTGTGCAGAAGCTGGACAGATGTGTGTAAAAATTGAACAACCTTGTCCAAAAACTGAACAACTTTTTTTATAGCCTTTTGATTTTGAGCAACTTTGCAATACAAGTTAGATAATTGAGATAGTAATTTTTTAAATTATCCAATTATATCATTTCCAAATTATCAAATCTAATAACCTATGGGACTGAAAAAAACAGAACAAAAAGAATACGCTAAATATCTTTTTACTGAAAAATCTTTTACGCAAAAGGAGATTGCTAAAAAGGTGGGTATTACTGAGAAAACATTAAGGGCTTGGATTACCGAAAATGACAATGAGTGGAAAAAAATTAAAACTTCACTAATGGCAACTAAGGCTGCACAAATCAAAAATTATTATGCCCAATTAGAACGAATAAATGACCAAATCGCCATGCGTAAGGTGATTTATGATGTGCCTGCCCATTTGCTAAAACCTATCAAATTAAAGGATAGTGAAGGGAATGAATATATAGAGTATCCCCAATACAATGAGGAAGATTTTCCAATAAAAATAGGGAATGTCCCAACCTCCAAAGAAGCGGACATAATTGTTAAAATCACCAATGCTATACAAAAATTAGAGGGCGAAACTTCTCTGGGCGAAACCGTACAAACAGGAATGGCTTTCACAGAGTTTGTTAGAGATATTGATTTTGAAAAAGGACAAGAAGTGAGTGAGTATTTTGATATGTTTATCAAACAAATACTAAATAATAATGGCTAAAAAATCTGACAAAAAATATCTTGATAGATGGGCAATGTTTCGTGAGAATATATCCCGAAGCACTCCCATAGACCTAAAAGAAACGGAAATAGCAAAACATAAAAGGATAAAGGAGCAAGAAGCCAATTACGAAAAATGGTTTGAGTACTATTTTCCTAATTTCTATACCCACAAGCCAATGCCTTTTCACATCAAAGCCAGTAAAAGGGTCATTGAAAATAGCGAATGGTTTGAGGTGCGGTCGTGGAGCCGTGAAATGGCAAAATCTGCTCGAACAATGATGGAGGTTCTTTATCTATGCTTTACCAAGAAGAAAAAAACTTGGCTAATGATTTCTAATACATTAGAAAATGCTACAAGACTTTTAGTTCCGTATAAAAATATTTTGGAATCTAATAATCGCCTTATCAATGATTATGGCGTACAAGAGCAAATTGGCAAGTGGGAAGAACACGAATTTACTTCGAGGTATGGTTTTTCTTTTCGTGCATTAGGCGAAGGACAATCTCCCAGAGGAACGAGAAATGACGCCTCTCGTCCTGATGGTATTTTGGTAGATGATTTTGATACAGACGAAAAGTGCCGAAATAGAGACCGCGTAAAAAATGCCACCGATTGGCTACAAGAGGCGGTATTTCCTACGCGTTCGGTGTCTAATGATTTGCTTATTATTGTCTGTGGTAATATCATTCATAAATATTGCACTATTACCATTTTGGGAGAGTTAGCCGATTGCTGGGATATTGTGAATTTGACCGACAAAAACGGAAAATCCAATTGGCCCACCAAAAATAGTCCAGAAGCCATACACCGAATGTTTTTCAACTCCAAAGGAAAAAGAAAAATTTCGGAAAAAGCCAAACAAAAGGAGTATTACAACAACCCAACCGCAGAGGGTGATACCTTTAAACAATTTCTTTATGGAAAATGCCCACCAATCAAAAAATGCGAAAAAGTAGTAGCCTACATAGACCCTTCTCCATCTAATAATAAAGAGAAAAATAGCAGTTCAAAGGCTGTGGTAATTGTAGGGCTATATGATGGGAAATACTATATCTACAAAGTATGGTTAGGTAAAGCCACCAATGCAGAGATGGTAGGCTGGATTGGTCAGGCATACCATTATATGGATAGACACGGCATTGATACCAAGAAAATGTTTATTGAAAATAATACACTCCAAGACCCCCATTATCAGCAAGTCGTAAAACCACTTTTGGAGAAATACAGAAAAGAACACGGTATAAAACTCCCTGTGCGTGAGGACAAACGCCGAAAAGCCGATAAGTTTGAACGATTGGAAAATATGGTAGATGATAACAACGATGGAAATATTATTTTTAACCAAGAGGAAAAAGAAAATCCAATGATGATAGAAATGGAAGACCAATGGCTGGGCGTATCCAAAGAGTCCAAAGAAATGGACGGCCCAGATGCCGTAGAAGGAGCCAAAATAATGATAGATACTCGCGTAGTAAAAGAAGACATTAGCTATGCCTATGGATTGATAGAAGATAGAGGATATTAACCTAAAACAAGAATAATGTTTATCTTAAAAGAAGATTTGGGCACTGCCCTATATAGTTATCAGATAGAGGAAATTACAGAGGGCAATGATGATATTGTATTACAAGCCATTGCTGCCGCTGAAACAGAAGTAAAGAGCTATCTCACTGCCAATAACAAACGAGAGTGGCGAGATGGACGATTGCGGTATGATGTAAAAAAGATTTTTGGCCAAAGGGGAGCAGAACGCAATGCCCTTTTAGTATCTCATACGGCTACGATTGCTAAGTGGTATATTGTGGAGCTTTGCAATGCGGATTACATCTACCAACACGCCAAAGACCGCTATGATAGAGCTGTGGCTTGGCTCAAACAATTAGCCAAAGGAGATATTAATTTGGAGGATTTGCCACTTTTAGAAATAGGGGAGCAAGGGGCTAATAGCCCAACAAATATCAAAGAACCTTTTATTTTCGGTAGCCGAGAGAAATTTAATCACGAATAGTGGTAAGCCACCGCAAGTATTTTTTTTAATCTTTTAATTTTTTATAATTGAATGAAAAACTATAACCATAAACTCAACGCCAATCGACAAAGACCAAAAGTCAATGGGCAAAAACTTTATCCGCAGTTGGTAGATAAGACCATCAGTATGACCAGACAAGATATTGCCAAAATGAGAACGGCACAAAATGCTTTCCGTAATGCTGAAAATCCATCAGTATGGCAGTTGTATAATCTCTATGATTATATTTTGGATGATGCTACTCTTACTTCACAAATTGAGAATAGAATACAGGATACTTTGGGTTCTTCTTTCACACTCAAACAGAAAGGAGGAGATGTTGACCAGGAACTTACCGATACTTTCCAAAATTCAGAGTTATTTAATGAAATCATTACCCAGATTATTAACACTCGTTTTTATGGTTACTCTGTAATAGAATTAGATTGGAAACAGGAGGGACAAAACGAGACACAACTCGCTGCAACACTCCTTCCACGCCAAAATATTTTGCCCAAATCAGGCACTTTGTTGTTTGACTACAACGAAGAAAAGGGTGTGAAATATAGAGAACTTCCCGAGTATGGCACTTGGATTTTAGAATTTGGCAAACCTGGCGAAATGGGACTTATCAATAAGGCTATTCCATATTGTTTGTTCAAACGATTTGCTACTTCGTGTTATTCGGAATTGTGCGAAATATACGGCATTCCACCGCGTGTCTATAAAACCGATACCCAAGACCCCCAAGCCGTAGCACGAGGCAAACAAATGATGCGAGATATGGGTTCGGCAGCTTGGTTTATCATTGATACTACTGAAGAATTTGAGTGGGCTAAAGGCTCTACTACCAACGGCGAAGTTTATACCAATCTCATACGCCTTTGCGATAATCAAAATTCACTACTCATCTCTGGGGCGATTGTGGGGCAAGATACCGTACACGGCTCATACAATAAAGACGAAGCAGGACAAAAACTACTCTCTAAGCTCATTTTGGCAGATATGGCAATGGTAGAGATGTATATGAATACGCGTGTAATGCCTGCTTTGGCTCGTATTGGGATTATCCCAGCCGATTATGTTTTTGCTTGGGAAGTATCAGAAGATTTAGGTGTTTTGTGGAAACGGACTTTGGAGGCCCTTAATCATTTTGAAATAGACCCTAATTGGGTAAAAGATAAATTTGGTATTGCCATTACAGGGAAGAAAGAACAAACTCCATTAATGTCTAATTTTAATATTGCCGAAAGTTTTTTCGTTTAGGGGCTGATGGTTCCACACCTATCAGCCCGAAAACTTACTTTGGTGGGCTACATTTACGATTAAATTCCTTATATGAATGCCATTGTGAAGATTGTCAAAAAGTCAAAAATCATCAATTATCCGCAAAAAGTGAAACATCTTTTAAATCGGTTTTCAATGCCGTAGAAAAAGCCTTGAAATATTTACATAAAAATGGACGATATGAGTCCAGTGATTTATTAAAGGTATCAGAATATAAAGCATTAATAGATGAAACAACAAAAGTATTTGATGAAACTATACAAAATAATATAGTCCCAGAGCCGATGGCTCAAAAATTGAAAAATGATGCTTTTATTTTCTCTGGACTTAAAACCCACGCACAGCTCTTGGAGGCTTCTACTTTGCTAATGGACAAAGAGGGAAAAGTCCGTAGTTTTGAGCAATTTGCTATTAGCAGTAGCCAAAGTGCAGCGAATTGGGCAAAAATAAATCCAGAGGAAAGATATAACCTACAATATCGCACAGCTAATGACGATAGAGTAAGAGATAATCACAGAACTTTGCAGGATACTACATTGCCCCCAGATGACCCATTTTGGATGCTATATTATCCACCCAATGGCTGGCGTTGTCGTTGCACTGTGGTAGAAGTATTAAAGTCTAAATATGAAGTCTCTGACCCACAAAAGGCATTAGAACAAGGCGAAAAAGCCACTACCCAAATAGGAGCTAATGGCAAAAATAAATTAGAGATTTTTAGATTTAATCCTGGTGCAGAGCAAAAACTATTTCCACCCAAACACCCATATAATAAGGTAAAAGGGGCGGAAGATATAAAAAAAGAATTGGAAAAGGATACTTCACAATATGATAATGACCTTTTCAAAAGCTTTAGACAAGATGCAAAAGAATATGCCCAGTCTGAAACTCATCAAAAAGCTCTTCAAATTAATAATAAGATACGACCAGCAGAAACTTTTTGTGTAGATAAATATACTGGAGATTTCTTTGTTGATATAAACTATTATTTAAGAAATGGAGGAGAACCCAAAGAAGAATTTTTTGAAAAATACAGAAAAGTAATGAATAGTGCCTTGGATAAATTAGAATCTTATAAAGGAACGGTTTATCGTGGTTCTGATTTATCCCTAGAAGTGATTAATAAATACAAAAAGGCGGCAGAAACAGGAGAACCTTATACTGAAAATTATTATTTATCTACCTCAAAAAGTGAAAAGAAAGCTTTTGAAAGAAATACGATTTATGAAATTAAATCTAAAAGTGGAAAACAAATAGAAGAATTATCCTATTTTTCTTATGAAAAGGAAGTGCTATTTAGGGAAGGAACACAATTTAAGATAAATGCAGTGTATTTTGATGAGAAAATAAATAGAAATGTTATTGAAATGGAAGAAATTTAAGAAATGCCAGATTGCATTTTATCATAAAAACGGCGCTCATTCTTCAAAACTTTTTCCAAAACCTCAAGAGATAGTTGAGAGCGTAATTTTTTTATTTCTTTTTGATAAAAATTAATTCTTTCTCCTAAAGAAAATTTCTCAGGAGCTACAATTTTTTCTTCTGCTTTATAATATTCTTCAAGTGTCATTAGACTAAATTTTATACAAATTTACAAATAAATTTTCAAACACCTTTAAAAATAATTTAAAAATGACTCCAAAAGATTTTTTAAAACAAACTCTTACTGATATAAAGGTAAAACTTGGTGAGGAGTTTGACCGCAATTTTGAGCGGAAAGCCTTTTTTGATGAGAAATGGAAATCTACTAAACTGATGAACTCTCGCGGTTCGCTCATGATGAGAACAGGCAATCTCCGAAAATCACTCCTTAACCCTAAAATAAGTAATGATGGGATTCTTTGGACTTCCGCCATGCCTTATGCAGAGATTCATAACAGTGGTGGAGAATTCAAAGTTACCCCACAAATGCGAAAATTCTTCTGGGCAATGTATTATAAAAATTCTAATGCACTTACCCAAAAGAAAAACGGCGATTTTTCCAATACCGCCAGAAATAGAAAACTGACTATTGAAGCCCAGCAGTGGAAAGCCCTTGCCTTAAAGCCCATCGGAAGCACCATTAAAATAGAAAAACGGCAATTCATCGGACATCATCCGCAAGTGGATCAGCACATTAAAGAAATCATCAATCACAATCTTGATGAACTCAAAAAAGAAATGGACACCACCATAAAAAAAATAGAAAATAAATAATAATGAAACAGATTTTAATCAACATTCAAAACCAACTTGCAGAGATTACAGAACTTCGCTACATTGATGAAGATTGGGGACAAATAGATTATTATTCGGCCAATATGCCCGTGCAGTGGCCATGCTGTCTGATTGATATTCAAAGTGGAAACTTTTCTAATCTTTCAAAGGATTTTTCTAAATCCCCCAAAAACCGACAAAAAGCAGAGTTTTCCGTAAAAATCACTCTTGCCAATATGAAACTCACCAATACCAGTTATCTTGCTCCACAAGAGCAAAAAGAACAAGTATGGGTGATTTTTGAACTGATAGAAAAAATACATCAAAAATTACACGGATTTTCTCCTCATAAAAATTGCAGTAAAATGCTTCGAACTACCTTTGGAAGAACCCAAAGAGATGATGGAGTGCAAGAATATGCCATCATTTATAACTTTGAAGCTCATAATATTTAATCAAAAAGACTCGGTAGGGTAACCTTTTTCAGCTCCTCCTCAATGGGAGTATTTAGGATACGATAGAGCGTATCTCTACTAATATGAAATTTGGGATAAATATACTCACGATGGATAACAGTGATAGGAATAAGCCTACAATCGTGCTTATTAAACTCCTCCATTACAGCCTTATATCGCCGTAATAGATTCCTTTTTCGCCCTATACTCTGCTGATTCCTATACATACTGCAAAAATACAAAAAAAATCACTCTTTTGGAGTGATTTTTGTATGATAACCTCTATATTTTCATAAAAACTTTGAGTGTTTTTTTTGCTTCCCTTTCAAAGACTTTTAAGGTTGGGTTAAAGAAACATCTTTTTTATTTTATTAAATTATTATTTGAATGCCGTCCGCAAAATGTGGGCGGTTTTTTTGTATTTGGAAAAAATATCAGAATGAAGATAGTATTAGAATTTAGAGTCCGAGATTTTTGGACGACTTGGAGGAGGTAGAAGCCATTCTTTTTGGCGATAGATTGAATTAAATAAAAATCGCCTTGCAAAATTAAATAATAGTCTATAATTTTGCCGTATGAGTAGAAAAGAGCGTGTAAGGTTGAGAAACAATAAAGTAAGAGAGATTTTTTCTGCATTGGAGAGAAAACACCCCCAATGGAGACTTTCTGCACTTTTAGAGGAAACGGCACGGCAGGTTCCTCCTATTGCTCCTGCTACGGTTTCTGCAATTCTTAAAGGCTATGGAATCTATGGAGAAAAGCCTAATAAATATCATCTTGTAGGAAATTTATTTGCAGAATAAAAGTTAAGTTGTATATTTGTAAAAGCAAAAGGTTATATCAATATTTATCTCACTGGATTGTAGTTCTTGAAAGGGGAATATTGATTTAGCCTTTTTTGATGTCTTTTAATACATAGAAAATATTAGGTTTTCCATTTTTATCTATATTATTTTTTCCATAGATTCTGTCTTTTAATTGTAACATTTTTCTTTCATCTAAAGTATCATTAAAGACTAATAAATATCATTTTGTAGAAAATTTATTTGCAGAATAAAAGTTAAGTTGTATATTTGCAGTGCTGCCATACTTCTGGCGTGCGACCCTTAGGGATTAGTTGATTACAAATAATAAACTAATCCCTATTGTATTTATGAAGCTTACCTTTATTTAATATATAGAAAATTTCCTTATCATAATTAGGTTTTTCATTTTTATCTATATTATTTTTTCCATAGATTCTGTCTTTTAATTGTAACATTTTTCTTTCATCTAAGGTATCATTAAAGCCTAATAAATATCATTTTGTAGGAAATTATTTGCAGAATAAAAATTATATTGTATATTTGTACAATAATATTGATATATGTATAGTTTGATATATTAAAAAAACAAAGGGCAGGGATAAACCCACCCATTGTGCCAAAACAGCCTTTAAGATTGGGCTGTTTTATTTTTTTTAGTAGTAATAAACGATATTATCTACTACATAAATTATTTTATCAAAACGATAATCTGTTTGTCCTGTATATTTTCTAACACCTTCTTTTAATCTATCTTTTGTAAAGTCTTCTTTATTGGGAAAATGTAAAATTGCTATTTGAGCTTTCTTTTCTCTACTATGGTTCAATGCTCTTTTTATTGCATTTCCACCTGTCCCAGAAACAGAACTTATATCAAAACTTTTACCATTCAAAAATCCATCTACTTTTTTACCTGCAATTTTAGGATTTTCATCTGATAGAATAATTTTATTTCCTTTTTTATAAAATAGTTCCAAGATTTCTTTTTCAAATATTCCTGTCTTTTTATCAAAATTATGGTCTTTATGAATAGCTTTCATTCCGCCTGTTTTCTTATCAAAACTAACATCAAAATAATTGGTGTTTTTCTTATATTTTAAGTAAGAAGCATAATTAAAAGTATATCGTTCTACCTTTTTATACATTCTTGCTCCCCAATTCCCTATTTTTTCTATCATTTCTGGGTTTAGTCCGCCAGAGGTCATATACACTGAGCCTCCGAATATTTTCCCAGAGATAGCGGGATTATTTTCAAACTCTATTTTGAGTTGTAGTCCTCCTTTAATTTCGGTGGGAGGTTCATCGGTTTGTATAATATCACATCTGCACCCCCAGTCTAGAGGTGGGGTGTGGGTTTTCCAAAAAGGGTCGTTTAGAGGTCTAATCGTTCCATCTAACACTTGGTGCTCTGGACGCACTCTACCATCTTTTACGCTGACTAATTTTAGGTTAGGGAATAAGTCTGCATTAGCCTCAAAGCCTTTCCATTTTTCTGCCATTTGTGCATTAGCAATGGTTTGATGATATTCGGTTTCCAGCCAACGATGATTATAATCATTAGAGACTTTGTAAGCTTCTTTTTTGAACTCACTCCAAGACCTTAAACTGCCGTTTTCATCTACCAAAAGGGTTTCAATGGTTTTTCTAAATGAAGTTTCTTTGAATGCTGAAAACTCGGCAATGCTGAGTTTAAGAGCGTCTGCTAAATCTTTATCATAGTGAGAAGATTGAGGTGAAAATCCTTCATCTACACCTTTGGAGAGTTTATCATAATAATACCTCCAAAGTTCTTCCCTATGCTCCTGCGAGACCTTTTTTTCTTCAAATAATCCACGCAAATACATCTCAATGAGCCTACTCAAATTAAAATCTACTGTAAGGCTAATAGGCGAAGCTCCACAGCATTTAGTGCGATAATGGAGTTTGAGTAGGCTTAGGGCTTTTTTGAGTTTTTCGTTTTTGGGTTTTCAGTTTTTGCCTCTGATTCTGAAAGGGCATTTGTTCAATTTCAGTTCCATAAAGAGCCTCTATATAGTCTTTTTTCAGGATGTATCCACTGCTTAAAAAGTCTCGGTCTATTTTAATTTGCTCCAAAGGGTCTTTGGATTTAGACACAGATATTTTGAACCCTTCGGGAATACGATAACCGATATTTCTCATAGCAGGAACGAGCTTATCGTTGAGAATAGACAAAATTCGTTTTTCATCGGAATATACCAGTTCGTTAAGGGTGTTTTCATGGACTTGTCCCTGTGCCTTGCTTCCGCCATTTTCAGTGGTCATGGTCTGATGAAGCACCAGCATAGAGAGTTCTTCTCTCATAGCTTTAATCTTTTGGTAAAAGACATTAAAGGCATCACTTTTGGAGTTTTCTTTAATATCTACTTCGGTACCGAGTGGGAACACTCCATAAGCGGCAGAACCCATTTCTTCTAACCAACCTGCCACTTCGTTTTTGACTTGCTCGGATTGAGAAGCGATTTTAGCAATACGAATCGGCACTCCGAAAAGTTCTTCAAACTCATCCCAACTACCCCATGAATGGCGTTTTAGAATGGTGTAAGGGGTTGCTTTCTCCAATAAACCTGTGGGAGAATAAAGTTGGGTTTCAATAAGAAAGTCCGGATAATCGGTATATTTTAGCCCATTATTTAGACCTATATCGGGAATAATAAGTTTTCTCTCTGGGATAACATGTCCCCGCTCAATGAGTTCTACGGATTTGATTTCTCCATTTTCAATTTCTTTAAGCCAAATCACCTGCGTTCCATAATAGGCACTCTCGTGAGCGAATTTGATAAAATCCTCAAACCATGTTTTTTCCTTGATAAAACGAGTGCATTCATCGTTTTTGATTTCATTTTCATCTTGAAAAATAAAGTCTTTATTGGTGGTTCGGAAGGTTCTATTTTCAGTAATGCCGGTGAGTTGTCCGTCCATCATAGTGTCTTCATAGACTTCTTGCAAAAGGAAATTTTGAGGATTTTCACGGCTATGGCGAATTATCCTTGCTCTTTGCCAATCGCCTATTTCCTTTCTCCAAATGCGTTTTTGTTGTCGCACTAAATCCAGCATAAAGCGGGTTACTTTATTCACATCGTGTTTATCGCCCTCTTTTAGATTGATTTTATTTTTAAGTAAGTTTCCTGTAATTTCCATTTTTTGTGATTAAATAGATGTTAAAAAGCTTTTTAAGGCTTCAAAAGTTTATCTAATGTTTTTTTGAGTTTATTTTCTATTTTTCTTTCTAAATCGGCAGATTTCCCAAAGAATTGTCTTTTGGGGAGACTTCCTTTTCCCTCATTGTGATACTGGGCATAATCTTTATAGGTGTAGAAAAAGACCTTTAATTTTTCTCTACGAGCCTTAAAGGAATTTCGTAGTTTATCGCCTCCTGTATTATGCCCTGTGAGAATCGCTCTGCCGATGTTTTCTCTTCCAAACTTGGTAAGCGACCCTGCACTGCCTCTTTTTGTAGTTCTTTTATAGCGAGTGAGGTCTCTTCCTTCTCTATCGGTGGTTTTTCGCTCTGCCCATTTGGTGAGACCATTATCATTAAAACCTTCATCTTCAAAGTTCTTTTTAATGAAATTTAAGCCTACCACTTCTACAATTTTCATAGTTTGTTCGGGGATTTCTTCCGCTGCTTTGTCTAATAATTTCTGTAATTCTTTTAGTGTTGCCATAGCAAATAGATTTTACCAATGGTTTTTGTAGGTTTTTCGGCTTCCTTTTTTTAAAAAAGGTAAAGGTTCATCTGGATTCCCATCACCATCTAAATCTACCATTTTGAGAGGCAAATCGGCTTTCATTTTACCGCTGGCAATGTCTTCTAACCATTTGGTCGGTTATCATAAACTTATCTCGGAAGATGGAACAGTAGAAGAACTAGCGAAGCCCGAAGTGGTGGTCAATGGCGTCAGAGGTCAGAACTCTCATTCTTATCATATCTGCTACAAAGGCGGACAAGGCGGTAAGGATAATAGGACAGATGCACAAAAGGCTTCGCTTCTTTCTGAGATTAAAAAAGCAAGAGTGTTATTTCCTAATGCTCAGATTTTAGGGCATAGAGATTTAAGTCCAGACCTGAATGATGATGGAATTATTTCTCCTAACGAATGGACCAAAGAATGCCCCTCATTTGATGCAAAAAAAGAATATGAAAACATTTAATTTATTCATCGTTATAATTTTAGCCATGTTTTTAATTTCCTGCCGTAGCATTACTCGGCAGGAGAATAAAAGCAATGAAACCCACAGTGAGAGCATTACAGAGAAGAAAACCGAGTTTCGGGATACAATATTCCATACTCCCAAGGTAGTGAGTGGCCTAAAAGTACCAAAATCGGCACTGCTTAAAAATGATTTTCAAAAGGAATTAAAAGACTTTGAAAACCCTTTTAAGCCACAGGTGTTTTCTCAAAAGAATGGAAATGCTACAGCAAGACTACGAGTAGAAAAAGACACTATTTTAGTGGAGGCTGAATGCGATAGTTTAGCCATTAAAGCTCAAATCAGAAAAGATTTTGAACGAAAATATCTGAATTATATCTCTGAAAAAACCACTGAAAAAGAAGAAAAATCCAAAGGTATTTTTGAGGAAATCACTTTTTGGATTGCTTTATTCATCACTGGTTTAGGTGTGGGAATTTTCACTGGCATTATTATAACACATAAATATAAAAATTAAGATGGGATTACCAAAAATCAAATTTAATATTGCGAGTAATGGTCTTGGACTACTCTCGGCAACGATAGAAAAGAACGCAGGGCTTATCCTTACAGGTTCTACCGTGGCTGGTAAAATTACTATTGGAGAAAGCAAACAGATTTTTTCTCTGCAAGATGCTCAGAAAATTGGGATTACAGAAGTAGAAAATCCTTTTGCTTATAAGCATATCAAAGCTTTTTATGATTATGCAGGCACTAATGCTGAACTTTGGGTAATGCTAGTTTCCGATGCAACCACAATGGAAAACATGGCAGATAAAGAGCAGAATTTAGCAAGAAAACTTCTTGATGACGCAGGAGGCAAAATCAGAATTTTAGGCTTTTGTAAAAAAAACAAAGGAACTGAAGCCATAAGTAATGGTTTAGATGCTGATGTAGATAAGGCCGTACAGAAAGCTCAACAATTAGCAGAAACTTTTGCAGAGAAGTATTTCCCTGTAAGAGTTATGATTTCAGCAAATAATTTTAATGGAAATGCCCAAGACTTAAAAGATTATAGCTCTACAAAGTTTAATCGGGTAAGTCTTCTTTTAGCCAATGCCGATGGAGAAAAAGAAGCTAGTATTGGTTTAGCATTAGGGCGTTTAGCTTCTACTCCTGTGCAAAGAAATATAGGCAGGGTTAAGGACGGAGCCGTGGAGCTTTCGCAAGCTTATTTCACCAATGGTGAAAAGGTAGAGAGTCTATCCAGTGCATGGGACAGTATCGCTGATAAACATTATATTTTCATGCGAAATTTTGCTGGAAAATCAGGTTTTTTCTTTACCGATGACCCTACGCTCACCACTGAAACTGATGATTTCAAAAGCCTTACCAATGGCTTTGTCATGGATAAAGCGGTGATTATCGCTTATAATGTTTTAGTGGAGAATCTCGGAGATGAGATTGCTATCAATAGCAACGGAACTATTCACCCAGCCATTATTAAATCTTGGCAAAATGCTATTGAAACAAATATCAATGGACAAATGACCCAGAGAGGAGAACTCAGCGGATTTAAGGCTTATATTGATGAAAATCAAGAAGTCATCAAAACAGGAATGATAAATGTGAACTTACAGCTTCAGCCTGTGGGTTATGCGAAATACATCACCGTTAATATCGGTTTTACTACAGAAATTAATAATTAAAAACTAATCATTAATAAAAAAATGGCAACTTGGAGTTCAAAACAATATTCATGGTGTAGCCTTTCTGTCGCTTTCGGCGGTAGAATTTTAGAGGGCATTACCGAATTGGAATACACCATTAAACAAGATAAAGATTATCTATTTGGGAGAGGATGTACCCCTCATGGAGTCGTGCGAGGAAATCGCACTGGCGATGGGAAAATCACCCTTTGGCAAAGTGAAGTAGAAGCAATGATAAGAGATGCAAAAAATAAAGATGTTTTAGCCTTATCCTTTGATATTATTGCTTCATATGTTCCTCATGATGGAGGGCAAATTGTAACTGATATTATTAAAAATGTGGAATTTACAGAAATGAAAAAATCCATGAAACAAGGTGATAAAAATATGCTTATAGAACTGCCAATTATCTTCACCAAAGTAGAATATCAAAAATAAAGCCTTTGGCTTTTTTATTAACCTTATAACATAAAAAAATGGAAAATACAGAAGAAAAATTCATTGAAGAATTAAAATCAAAACACGGACAGATTTATTTAATAGAATTTGAAGATGGCAAGAAAGCTTATCTTAAAAAGCCGAGCAGGAATGTTCTCTCTATGGCAATGACTAAAATGCAGTCCAATCCATTAGGTTTTGCAGAAACGATACTCAATCAATGTTTTATCGCTGGTGATGAAGAGGTAAAAACAAGTGATGAATATTTCTTGGGAGCCGCAGGGCAATTAGAACATCTTATGGAGGTGAAAAATGCCGAGCTAAAAAAGTTATAGAGGATTCCAAAGGAGATTTGGAGTCCAACTGGATAGGTTATGTCAATACTATGCTGGAATATTATTTAGGTATCAATCCTCAAACTCTTACCGATGATGAGTGGGCGGAGAAATTCGCCCAACTTCAAAACATTAGAGAGCAAGAAGCAAAGACTAACGGCTTTTCTGGGTGAGAATTTTGTCAATATTGATAATAATACCAGAAGCACATGCCTGAAAGAAGATGGCTAATAGTATTCCTTGCCACAAAACCCCTTCCGTGTAGGTAGCGATAAGAATAACAATTTGAAAAAATAGTATAGGCAACTGAATAAGCCATGCCCACCATTTTTTAAAGGGAGTAGAGGGAATTTGTAAAAATGAGATAATGCTCATCATTAAAGCAAGCAATCCCCATTTGAATAAAAACAACAAAGCAACCACAGCAAGAGCTATCAGTCCAACAATCAAAATTGCATTAAGAATAAAACTAATCATATGAGTTACGGTTTTACAATATTTCTAAAAGATTTGGCGTCATCTACTCTGATGAAGGTCAGCAGTGGCATTTCCAATATGGAAAGCCGTCTGCAATCCAATCAATCAAAGATACAAAATAATTTTAGAAATACTACAAAATCTATTGATGAATTAAATGCAAAATTGCAAAGGCTTAATGCTCAAAGAACGGCTTCTACTTCTATCAATGATATTCGTAGATTAAAAACAGAAGCTCTGCAAGTAGAACGGGAGATTAAACGATTAGAAGATCTCCCACCCAAAGGCTTTGGAGAAAGGCTACGGAGTTTGGGCGGGCAATTTGGAGGGTTAATCGGTCTTGCAGGAGGTGTAGGTCTTGCACTTCAAGGTTGGGAAAGTATCAAAGCCATTTTTAACAAAGGTATAGAATTAGAGCAATCCAACATTAAATTTGAAGTACTACTAGGGAGTGTAGAAAAAGCAAAAACAATGCTCTCTGACCTTACCCAATATGCAGAAAAAACGCCTTATAGTTTTGATGGATTACAAAAAGGGGCTGAAACTATGCTCGGCTTTGGTATAGCAGAAGAAAAGATAATCTCTAATATGAAAATGCTGGGCGATATTGCTATGGGGAGTGATGAAAAACTACAAGGGCTATCCCTAGTGTATTCTCAAATAATGGCTACGGGCAAACTAATGGGACAAGATTTACTCCAACTCATCAACCAAGGATTTAATCCGTTACAAATTATCTCAGAACAAACGGGGCTAAGTGTTGGCGACCTGCTGGAAACCACGAAAAAGAGATTGAAAATGCAGGAAAAGTCCTGA